GCTGATTCGAGACACGATCAGAAGCTTCGCTTAGATCAAGCGTAGCAAGGTCCCCGCTGAGGGATCCTTCACGAGCCAGGTTCCGATTAGGTTCCTGATCCTCGATTCCGATCATGGACGAGAGGGGGTAAAACCTCTCAATTCCATCGCGGATGATGCCAAAGAGCGCCTGTTGCATATATTGCATACAGGTCGGTTCAATAGCAATAATCCGAGGTGACTTGAGCGTCTTAGGCACGGTGATGACCCTCACGGGCATCTCCGCGTCGGGTTCGAGGAGGTGAAACTTCGTAGCCGATGACTGATAACAGTACATCGTTGCAGAAACCGAAAAAGCGTTCCTGCATAAATCAGAACTTACGTTCGGATTAGCTACGAGGTAGTCTTCAGCCCGAAAAACGGACTGAAGTCTGGTGGTCCAGGTTCGCGAATCGTACTTAGCATTACTGCTGAGACGATCCGCGACAGCGCCTGGACCATGCTTCGGAACGAGGTGATGGAAAGCCAGGATTTCTTCCAGCTTCCCAAACATCTCCCCGAAAAGCAAATCAGACATACGCCCAAACCTGTCTTTATAGACGGGGTCCAGGATAAGGTCTGATTCCCTCACCTCCTTCTCACATTGAAGGAACTCGGACATCGCTAGCCTCTCCCTCTCCCGCGTAACTACACGGGTAGTCCCACCATTTCTGGTGAGACCGGGAGGACTAATCTTGCTAAACATCAGCGTTAGCTGGCGAATAGCATAGATTGCTTCGATATCCGGATTCTCCAACAGCACGCCACTACTAGGGTCGAACACACGTCCAAGGAAACCTTGCAGGAATGCAGGGAAACCAATAGGGCCAGACGCTTTAAAAGCCGTCTGGTCTGAAGGGACGACGAGACCATGGTCAAGCCATTTTTGGACAGCTTTTCCATAGTCCGCCAGGGTAATCGCTAGAAACGACAACCCCTCGTGTTCAACCCGTCTCTCGACAGTTCTTATGTCGAGAGTGGCGCTGGTGCAGCATCGTGTCGCCATTTCATGTGCGACACAGGACCAGAGTGACGTCAGGCTTTTCAGGGTCCCCTCCTTTCGTTGGAAGGTGATCCATCCCTAGCCCATGACGACAAGACTCAGACGGAAACGAAGTAAGGCCAATAGGGGAGCACAAAGTACGATACCTTGTACCCCCGTTGACGCCGAACCGCTACCGTAGAGTTTGCTCTCTCATCAGTGGCCACACTGTGTGGTACTGATGAAAGTATTACCTAGCAGATAGATCGCATTGATCACCGCGACAGCCGTCACTATATATTTTCTAGTGACGGGATGACCCGGATTACGATCAGAGCGATATCCTTCATGAGGACCAAATCCTCCTGAAGGACCACCTGGATCCGGTAGGATGTCCCGATTTGACTCGGTAGATCCTCCATTGCCAGGACTATCCGCTGACATGGTGATGCCAGCTCATAGGAATGCAAGCCCATTGGGACCTCGCTACTCCCGAAATTAATCGGTAAGATAGCAAAGGCCTTTTAGGACTCGCCCCCCAGAAGCTTGACAATCATCAAGTCCGAAGAGGTGATGATCAGGGTTTTGAAGCCCTGCCACACCGCATTTGCCTCGGCCGGCGTAAAGCCAGCCTTGGGCAAATCGAACACCAGGTAGTTCGACATGGACACCTGGACGTTCTCAGCCGGCCTGAAAGGGTCAGCTGTCATCTTCGAGGTATCGACCCGCAGAAGTCGCCGAGTTCGCTTCCCGTAAGTGTGGGAGGCAGACAACTTGACGAGTCCGTCACCACTTTGGTACTCACTCGTATCGTCTCCTACGCTGATGCGCGGGAGCGACGATGTGACACCGCCGATGGTGATTGATAGTGGGTCGGCAAACGACATGAGCATCACTCCTAGGAGCCCGGTTAGACTCCCTGTTGGCGATATTAATACGCTAGCATGAGTCCCATACTACGAACGGCTAAGGCCGAGCGCAGTAAGGATGGCTATCTGCCGAGCGGAAAACCCGCTCCAGTTCAAGCCAAAACCGTAAGGCGTTGCTTGGCGTCGAATCTTGGTCTCAACGACCATTTTGACACCACTAGGTTGGACATTACCGGGAAAACCGGTCTTTCCAACGTATGTATAGGTCTTCTCGTGAAGCTTATGCTCCATGATGTAACCATACAGCAACACCTGTCCGTCGATTGCCCAATTCGTCCAGTTGGTAAGAATATCACCAACGTCAACGAACCAGTCGACGGCCCAGCTCCATGGCATAAGGTTCCAG